GGTTCTATCAACCGTATCGATGATTTCTTTCGTATGAAAAAAATTGAACGTATCAAAGAGATTCCTCCTACACTCTTTGGTTTGTCACATGAAGATGATCTGTTTCAGGACTTCTCGATGCATCCTGAAGATATGAACTTTCGTATTGTTCAACCAGATCACAGCACGTTCAATACGCTTCTGGAAATGACAGCTTCTTTTACTTATGAGGAGGCACCAGGTAAAGAGATGAAATTGATGGTCCAGGAGACGACCACAGGGACCGCTGTGGGGTTCATCAAACTGGGTTCACCTATCATCAACTCTAAACCTAGGAACGAGTACCTTGGAGGAACGCCTGACCTCACCATATTCAACAAGCGTGCG